CACTGGAAGAACTTAGGAAAGAGTTGGAACAGCTCAAGAAAGGCGGTGCTTGCTGATGAACGAAGTAATTACCATTGAAAACACCGAAATGCAGATAAGGGAGTACAACGGACAGAGAGTTGTCACGTTCAAGGATATTGACACGGTACATCAAAGAACAGACGGAACAGCTAGAAGAAACTTTAGGCAAAATAAAAAGCACTTTATAGAGGGAGAAGATTACATTATCGTACATAGGAATAATTCAATGGACGAATTTCGTCCATTGGATTTTCCCATTCCACCCAAAGGTATAACCCTTATAACAGAAAGCGGTTATTTGATGCTGGTAAAATCATTCAACGATGATCTGTCATGGAAAGTACAAAGGAGATTAGTCAATTCCTATTTTAACGCCAGAGAACAACAGGTAACCTGTGAAGAGGTAGAAAAGGAAAACGATGCGGACATTGACTTGATCGAGGAAAAACCGCAAGTGCCACTTATCAAAGGGTGGCACAACCGTAACAAGGGCAGACTTGCAAGGATTCAGAGCCGGACCGGACTTACATTGACAAGGATTTATCATTGCATCCTTAAGAATGTCGGTGAAAAATACGACCTTAAGGAAGCAAACAATATGTACAAGAAATGCACCGGAAAAGAACCGGAATACGCAATGGACATTGTAGAATACTTTCCGGAACTTGCGGAAGCTGCTGACAGGTATCTGGACGGCGTAGAACGAGCATTGAACGCAAGGAGGTAGATAAACGATGACAGAACCTAAAATATTGAACTGTTGCCCGTTATGCGGTGCAAAACTGAAATATATGGCAGTTAAGCAATATGGGGAAGTCCACGAAATTACTTCAAGAGGTCACATCAAGGCAAATTCAAGACGGGAAAGCATAGATTCGGTTAACACAAACTATCTGATCTGTTGCAATGATGAATGTAATTTCATAGCGGAAAATCTTCTGTTGGAAGATCACCCAGAAATCAAGATTTTCAAAGAAAGAGGTACATTTTATTACACCATGGAGGATAAGGCATGAGAAAGAAATATCAGGATTTTCTGCTTGAAGCACTGGACTTACTGGACTGCATACCTCCGGCAGAGGAAGATAGACCGCCGGAAATGGTAGCAAGGGACTACAGTAACGCCGTGTTCCTGATGCAGAGAATGAGACAGTACGTAGATGCCATGAACCGGATTGAACCGAAGATTTTACACGAAAGAAAGTATCGAAACGGAAAATACAACCTTGAAGAACTTACAGGAATGTTTAACAAGTACGGGGAAGAAGCCGAAAAGGAAATGGTGCGGTACAAGGCTTTTATCAATCAGAGAAAAGCTGAAAAATGGAGATAGCAGTAAAGACCACTAGCCAGTATTGGTTGGTGGTTTTTATTTTGACAAAGGAGGTAGAAGATGTATTTTACAGTAAACAATAATTCGTGGGTGCTGAAATTCGTATACCCACACAGCAAAGACTTAAAGAGAAGTGACGGTACTTACACGTTCGGAGTCACGGACAACTCCGTGAAAACCGTATTTATCATGCGTGGAATGTCTCCGGAAATGACCGAAAGGGTGTTATGCCACGAAATCACACACGTTTTCTGCTTCGAGAATGGTATTTCTATTCCGATTGAACTGGAAGAACGGCTATGTAACTTCATGGCTGATTATGGGAAAGAAATCATTTATCTGTTGGATGATTTGTTGAAAAACATTGAAAGGATCGCAATATAAGTAAAAATCGTAGTAATCGCGTACTAATGATTTTTAAGATTTTCCGTGAAAACCGATTTTCAAAAATCTCGGGAAAAACGCCAAAAAAAGATTCCACCCCAAAAAAGTCCGGGAGAAAAAAATTTCTTTCTTCCTCCCGGCTCCCTTTGTCAACAACAACGGCAATGCGATTATATTGTACCCATACCGACTACACACCGGCGCAACTCCGGCATCATACCGGCGTCAATACGGCGGTGGTTATGTACGCTACTACATAGGGCGTATTTAAACGCGTAGAAATCCGTACACCGCACTAGA